TGATGGAAAAACAAGTGGAGCAAGAGTTAATTGAAATGTATTCTTATTGTAGAATATATAAAAAAGACGATGTTTTAAATCGACATAGAGATAGAACATCATGTGAGATATCTACTACATTAAACTTAGGAGGAGATCCATGGCCTCTTTATTTAGACCCGACAGGAAAAAAAGGTCAAGCGGGTATCAAAATAGATTTAGAACCTGGTGATATGTTAATATATAGAGGATGCCTTCTTGAACATTGGAGGGAATCTTTTCAAGGCAATGACTGTGCTCAGGTATTTCTTCATTACAATATTAAAAATGAAAACTCAGAAAAAAATAAATATGATAAAAGAGAATTTATAGGAGTACCCTATCTATGAGAACCATAACATCCATTAATTCCGGTGAGGTATTTCCTTTTATTGTATCAGATAATTGGTATTCTCCTGAAGAGGAAAAATTAATTTGGAAAGAATTAGATTTTTATTACCAGCCAGATAATTTAGAACGAGCTGCTGATTTTTCAGCGAAAAAGGATGGAGTTAATTTAAGTAACAGTTGGAGAATATATCCTGACGCTATGTTTACTCAAAAGTATAGACACGTTTCTTCGATCATGTCAGCCACGAAAAAGTTTCAAGATAAAAAGTTTCAAGATTTTATAAAAAAAGCTATGCCTCACGGTGTTCAATTTTGTCTTGCGAATAAAGATTCTACTCTAATCAGTTATTATGATGATGCTCAGGAATATAAAAACCATCATGATGATCCTCAGTTTACTGTTCTTATCTGGTTTTTTAAAGAACCTAAAAAATTTACGGGGGGAGATTTTATATTTACACAGCCTAATGTAAATGTTAAATGTAAACATAATCGTATGGTATTATTTCCAAGTTATTATTTACATAAGGTTACTCCGGTTCACATGGATAAGGAATACAGAAATAAAGGACTAGGTAGATTTACCATTACTCATTTTTATTGGAGTCATTCTTAATGTATAGAAATAAATTTTTATTAGACCAAATATGTGACTGGTTTATAGCTCTATATAAACGGAGTGATGATAAAAAACAGGTCTTTAATAACAAAAAAGTTTTAAGACTTTATGATTTAATTGCAGAAGAAGACGATGTGAAAAGAGCTATTACTTTTATGAGTAACCATGTTGCTAAAGACTTTCCTACTAAACGTCTTTACGTTAAAAATATCGAAGTTGTAGAATGGAATGAAGGTCAAAGTATGGATTGGCATAGAGATTATCCTTATTATGAAGGCACTTCTATAATATTTTTAAATGATGATTATGAAGGTGGAGAATTAATAACGGCTAATGATTCATCTGACGCCATGAAACATACAAGAATAATACACCCCCCTGAAAAAGGAGCCATTGTTAGTTTTTTAAATATGCTGTGGCACAAGGTTAACCCAGTCATAAAGGGTAAAAGATACACCCTGGCTGTCTGGTATGACACAATGTAAAGTCTAGACTTTTTCTCATAATTGCTTTAGGATATAAATCTAATATAATAAGGCTCATATGCTACAAAAAATAGGATTTTTACCAGGATTTAATAAACAAATTACCCCAACAGGTGCTGAAGCACAATGGACCGGAGGGGAAAATGTTCGTTTTAGATATGGCACACCTGAAAAAATAGGAGGATGGGCACAGTTAGGAGACAAGTCTTTATGTGGCTCTGCTCGAGCTCTTCATCAAATGGTTAACAAAGAAGGTATTAAATATGCCATCATTGGAACCAATAGAATTTTATATGCATATTCGGGCTCGGTGTATTATGATATTCACCCGATTAAAACTGACTTCGGAGCATTAACTAATGCTTTAGCTTCTGATAGTGGCTCTGCTATTCTTACAATTACTTTATCCTCTACCACAGGAATGACAGCAGGAGATATTTTATTTCTTGAAAGTGTTACCGTTCCTACAGGGTCTGGTTATTCTGCTTCTGATTTTGATAATAAAAGTTTTATGATAACTGAAGTAGTAAATTCTACTTCAGTTACTATTACTATGGGCTCCAATGCCAGCGCAACCGCTACGGATGGAGACTGTTCTGTTAAATGGTACTATCCTGTAGGCCCAGCTGAACAGGTTGGAGTTTATGGATGGGGTATATCTCAATTTGGTGGTACCGTAACCAATCCTCAAACGACAACTTTGAATGGAGCTTTAGGAGATGATGTTTATGGAACAGGGAGTTCAGGAACTAGTATTACTTTAACTTCTGTAACTGGCTTTCCAACAACGGGTACAAATTATATTCAAGTAGACACAGAAGAAATATCTTATACAGGAGTTACAGGAAGCAATTTAACAGGAATTACTAGAAATGTTAGAGGAACTACAAGAGCTGCTCATTCTGATGGAGCAACGGTTACTAATTTTAGTGACTATGCTGCATGGGGTCAAGCTGCAGCTACAACTGATAAAGTTGCTGAACCTGGTTTATGGGCCTTGGATAATTTAGGAAGTACTCTTATTGCTTTAATTTTCAATGGAGCTGTGTTCGAATGGGATGCAGATTTAACTAATGCCGTAGACACAAGAGCAACCATTATTAGTGGTGCACCAACCGCGTCCCGGGATATGTTAGTCTCGACTCCCGATCGTCACTTAGTTTTATTTGGAACTGAAACCACAATCGGAGATACCTCTACTCAAGATGATATGTTTATCAGATTCTCTAATCAAGAGGATATAACTGACTGGGCACCTACTGCAATCAATAGTGCTGGTACACAAAGACTGGCTGCCGGCTCACGGATCATGGGATCTAAGCTAGGTAGAAATGCACTTTACGTATGGACGGATACATCCTTATTTACTATGAGATTTGTAGGTCAACCTTTTACTTTCGCCTATGAA